GTCCCAGCATATTGGGCACTACCTGCAGAAGTCGTAGCCATTAGACATTCACCACATTACGGAGGACTGCGAAGTCTCCAGCACCAACGACCACAGTCTCTCCGTCCTCATCCACGAATTCTAGTTCTTGGTGGAAGTCACCAAAAAGCTTTTCTGTGTCTTTCTTCTCGATAGAGACCAGAATGGTTCCGATTGCGTCGCGTATCGTGAGGCTAAGTCTAAGTCCAGAACCAGATTCACCTTGAAGGCCGACGTCCGCAGAAGGAGCTGTGAAATAAGCTCCCCTATTAAGGAGTTGCACCTGAGCCACAGCTCCTTCTGCGGACGCGGATAGCACCTTCACCGCACCCGGAGCACCAACCCCACCTGCGATGGTAAGAATTTCCCCAACGTTGTAACCGAGACCCGCGTCTAAAATACTAACCATAGCAATCTCAATGCTGCTGACAGATGCAGCCTTGGTTACGATGGCGCGCTTGTTATACTCTCCGGCCGTCTCTTTACTTAGTGCCCAGCGAGCACTAAACGCACGGATATCAACGGGGAAGTCTCCAATCTCATCGAGAATCACAAACTTCTGGACGCGCGCGTTGCCTGCATACATCTCGACAGGGTCGAGCAGTCTCTCATTTGGAGAGAAAGTAATATTGTGGACATCGAGGAGTGTAAGCTCGATAGGGAGTGGGATGCTTGGGCGACCAAAACTTTCATGTGAAGCAAGCCCAGACATTGCGACCGTCTGGTCCTGCTGTATTACAATCCTCGGGACCCCTCCACCCGAGTTCGTCCGAATCCTTGGAACCTTGATCGTCTGATTAAGCTTGAGCCCAACGCTGAATCGCTCCGTTGTCCCAATACTTGATGGGGAGATTGAGTAGACAGAGATGTTCGAAAGAGTCGGAGACCCGAACCCCTCGTGAGAAGCAATCCCGATCGCTCCGATTGGAAATCCGACCTGCGCCCGACCGAACGCTGCAAGGGATCCTGGGCTAGCGGAGAATGAACCAGGAATTCCGGCCGGCAGGACGTTCTGTTGCACTGCTGGAGAACCAAGTCCTCCAACTGGCTCAATTCCAGTCGGTTGAAGTGTGTGCGACGTCGTGTTCGATAGAGTCGGAGACCCCGCCAGGAAATAGGAACTGATCCCAAACGGTTTAACCGTTAGGATGATCATTAAGCCAGCGCCGGATCCACCGGAAAGACCGGAGGATCCGGCGAAGGCAGATCCCTTAATCCCTGATGGCTTAACCTTCAGCGCGAGACTAGGGATGCCGATAGCATCCTGGTCAGACATTGGTTACAGCATGAAGATCCGGAAGCGACCGTTATCCCACTGGATCTGGATGTCAGCGCCATTCGGCGTGACAGGCAGCCCAGTTGCTGTGTCAATGAACGCGATGAGCGGCGAGGTCGAGGCGGTCCCAGTGTCCTTGAAGATCACAACTGCCTCACACGGCGATCCCGCAGGGACCGACGAGAACGTCACGTCAGCAGCATCGAATACCCCACCACGCGGCGAGTTAGTCGTCTTGCTGGCAAGGTTACCAGACGCAGACACGCGCGCGCCAATCGGAATGTCCGACAGGAACACATGCGCGGTCAGGTTGACCGTATGCCCACCGCTGGTGTAGGCGCCGTTGCCAGTGATATTCGCAAGTGTGTTCTGGTCCTGCAGCGAAAAGGTCGTCGAGCTCAGGACCGTAATGCTGAAGACGCCGTTCGCATTAGTGTTACCGCCAACGCCACTGATTGTGACGATGTCGCCAGTAGTGTAACCGTGTGCCGACGGAGTAGTGATTACGATCGGCGCAACGCCGTTGCCAGTACACCCGCTGACTGCAACACCATACTGGTCCAGGTCGATCAGACCACACTTGATGTTGTTCGCATTGATGTCGAAGGAAGTAGAATTAGCGTCCTCCGCATCAAGGATCATCCGACGCCCAGACTCATAGAGAGCAGAACCCATTATCGTATCTCCTGATTACTCGACGACTTCGATCATCTTCGTGTTAATCGAACTGATCGATTCCTTCCGCCCTCCCTCGTCGGTTGGCATAGGAACGTCGAAGTCTACTTGACAGTTACAGTACTTTTCTCCAGGAGACACGCTACGCACGGTCCCTCGGATAACGACTTTATCTCCCGGCTTAACGATCTTCCCGTTTACATCGTGGGGCATGAGTTATTTCTCCTTAGGTGGCGGCGGAGCAGCTTTCTTAGGCGCCAGCAAAGCCAACATCGCCGGGGTCATCTTCTTCGCATCAGGCAGCCCAGCGAGACGGCGGAACTCGTTGATCACTTCATCGTCCGGAGATAGGACAGCGCCGGACGTCGCAAGATTACGGATCACGTTCGACATCTCAGTCATGTCGCGTGACTGGACACTCTCAGCCATTGGAGTCGGCATCATCTCTTCCGGCCAACCGTTCATCATGAAAAGAGGCTTGATCAAGTCTCTCTTGATACCGCACCCAGTTTCGTAAAGAGCCCCGTCAACCCTAAGCTCAAACGCTTGACTCTTGCTCTTCGCCAGGGCATAGGACCCAACGTCACCACTGCCCAGCAGGATGTGCTCGGTTCCCATTACTATGGCGATCTCGTTCGTCAAACGGGAAATCGTTGCGGCGAGCTCTGCCTCCCCGGTCGAAGCTCCTTGGAGAAGCTCAAAGCTCCAGAGCGGGGTTCCCGTAGGGGTCTGATTTGGATCCTCAGAACGGACCAGGTCAGAATCAAGGAGGATTGAGATATCGGGATTACGGACGTGGTTCGATAGGAGATCTTTGAGAGGGCGAAGGATCTGCTTATACTGTTCCTCTGTGATCTTACCGTCCTGAACCATCTGCTTGAGCTTCGAGAGTGGCGCGCGTCCAAGAGGGACACCACGCAGATTCATCTCGAAGCCAATTCCTTCAAGCTGCTGGTATCGACGAAGACGGGTACCAGTTTCAATTACGTGGCGTAAGACTCCAAGTCCTGTCGGTGCGTCGTCAATAACATCATCGACGAGATAGAGAAGCTTCGCACGGGGAAGAACAAGCTCCTTCCCAGTATTCGGATCCCGTTGCGATACCGCTACAAGCTTCCCGCGTTCGACCCACCATCGTTCGATGGTGATCTGAGGACGTGGTTCGATCGACGCGAACCCAATCGTTCCATCCTTACGGGTCTTCGACGTCCACTCATGCAGGGAGAAGCCATACATTCGGAACATAGAAGCACGCTTCACGACTTTCGTAAGCGGGATGTCCGTGTCCTCCATAACTTCTTGAGTCTTCTCAGCAAGCTGCTTCGCTTGAGAAGAATCATCCGCAGGAGCAAACTTCCACTTCGCCTTACCAACCAGGTTGAGGTAGTAATGCAAGGAAGCAGCGACGATCGACAGATTCGCGATTAGGTTCGAATAGGTACGGAACTTCTCAGTCCCACGGGCACGAGGATCCCGTTCCTCCTCGACAATATAACCACCGTAGATAACGGTGCCACCCACGCCGACCTGGACGTTCGTTGGGACTGAAGTATTAGCAACAGAAAAAGGGACGCCAGCGGACGCCAGCGTCTCCTCGTCAGCTTCGACAGCAATCTTCTGCGCCTGCGAAGGCTTAGTAGTAGTCGCCTTGCTCGCCTTCCGTTTCGCCACCGTTATCTATTCCGATTAGTTCTGGGGCAGCGACCGAACGACTCGTACCCTTGAGCCGCAGCAGCGCAGCATACATTCTGCTGGCGGCGTCAATCTGGTCCTTGTACACACCGTTCGGGAAGACGCAGGCTTCATTCAAAAACGCGTCGTTCCACTCTGCTTGAACAAGATATACGTTACCGCCTTCCACCTGAGCGGCTAGAGGTTTTGCTCGATCTTCTTTCGAGCCAGATTCAGGGGAGAACCAAGCAGTAAAACCATGAAGAAGGTGCAAGATTGCAGACTTCTGCGAAACACCTGCCTGCCCAGGATCCTGGGGGAGGTCCTGAATCACAGACGTTCCGTCCTTCGTCGCGCAGTCTAGGATCATGTTCTCAACGTCTAATGGAGAACCTTGGATCCTATCGACGTCAAGGATATAGACGTCTCCTCTGTTTGAGAGTCCTCCCTTACAGCAGGCAGTAAATGCTCCCCCATCCTTTGTGGCAGCAAGGTCCCAACCACGAACTCGAATGAGATTCTGCGGAACATCCTTCGAGCCAACGACCTTAAAGTCCTTCTTCTTAAACATCCCGCCGCCACGCGGCGCAGGTCTCTGCTGCAGCTGCCCGGCGATCGCATAATTCCCACCCCACGAGGATAGAACAGGCTTCAGTTCACCATCAAGATAATCCTTCGGGAATCGTTCAGGCCAGAGAAGAGTGCCGGGCTCGATTCTCGGATCAACGAAG